TCACACGGGACTCTGATTTTCTCTCACATCGATGATGGTGAATGTCACCACCCCAAGAACATGCACTTCATCCAGAGCCTCTCCCTCGATCGCCTCTCCGTCCCTGGTGATGAACGCGCGCCCCATAACCTTTGCAAAATCGGTAAGGCCGTCGTAAGCAATCAGGACCGTGCTCTGTTGTTGTGGTTTCATCGACACATCAATCACCGCATAACCAGAGTCTGTTTCGATGATCCTGGTATTCGGCCCGGTACCACACAATGAGTCTGCCGAAAGACGTTTCTCTACGTAGTCAGTAGCTGGCGAAGCAAATCCCATCACAGACCTCCGTTCGGGTTAAATAACTGGAACGTGCGGTCATCACCTTCTTGCGTTGAGACATCCCGGAATGTCGTCACGTAATGCTCTATCCACTGATTGGCCTGCCGTGGCGACCAGTGCCAGTTCACCTTTTCCAGCTCCTGCAGAAAGCGCCCGGTAGTAATAGTGCGCCGGCCGTTGGGCTCGATGACTATCGCCGCCCGGCAGGCAACTTCGATTTCGTATCGACGTGGCATGATGCCCTCCCGCCAAACAAACTGTATGCATATACAGTATTTTAATTTTCGGGGAAGGATCAAGGGCTACTGGCAGGATTTAAGATAACGGTTTGATGTGTTGTGGAATTTAATCAACTGGCCGATGGTCTTCAGGGAAATCCGTCAATTGGTACACTTCAGTTGGCAGGTAATTGCTGTCAACCACCTGGCTTCGATCCTCACTGACAACAACACCATACAGGCTGCCGCTTTCATCAGCGTAAAGATAGGTCACTGAGCCGTCGATTTGGTTCTCGATCAGCAGATTTTCCAGACGCGTTATTCCACTCATCGTGCATTCCCCTTGTTAAACAAGATACTCGTTAGCTAACGTTACCTCCTGGGCGATTAAATCAGTCGCAACAGTTGTTTTCCCGGTGAGGTTTACCAGCATCGGTCGCCCGATTTTCATCCCACCCCACGGGCTGTGGATTGTGGCAGGGTAACTACCAATACGCGGCAGATTAGTCGGTGCTGGAATCACTCCATCCCACGCGTTGTTGGTCGCTGTCGCTACCAGCGTGTTATCAACATAAATGCGCGTAACAAGTGTTCCCGCTGTGGTTTCCCCGTCAGCGTATACGGACACCACATGCACATTCCCATCGGTCAGTGTTGCAAGCTGGGCCGTGGCCGAAACCGGTACTGACCCCATCAGTGCGCCCTGTACGGATGTCAGAACGCCGGCAGTGCTGACAATCCCCCAGATACCAAAATTGATACTGGCAGCAGCGGTATTATTAAGGCGGCCAAAAAACATAGGGTACCGGTTAGCAGCTGGCGTGCCATATCCAGATGCAGGCAGTTTTACCGCCACGCTCGCCAGGGCGCGTTTGCATCCGGCAGGTAACGAAAACTCAGCCGTTGGCAGAAGCACATAATCGTTGATGTTTGGTTCGGTGCCGTCGAACTTCAGCATACCGGTTTCCAGTACGCGGACATTCGGACCGTTTGTGGCATTGGTCCCGCCATACACCAGGTTCAGCAGGTTCGCGTAGGCCGGGATTGGTGTGCCTCCGGAATAACAAATATCATTGCTGAAGTCGAGCAGGCCCAGCGTCTGCCCTCGAATGATTGCAGAGTCGTTTTCAAAATAGTTTCCGCCGCCAGCCAGAGGCGACTCGTCTGATTGTAGAAATCTCGCCATTCTCAATAGCCTCGTTTAGTTCTGAATTGATAGCCAAGGGCTGCATAAATTCCGTAGCCGGCTGTATTGGGATGACGGTTATCGCTGCGCAGCGACGAGGGTGTTATATCATTGCCGTAATCAGTTACATCCTGTGCTATAGCAGGGTCGTAATCTGCAACCAATGTTTCGCGCAGGTCCAGACCGTTGTTCCCCCGGACGTAATAGTCTGGGTATTTCTGAGTCCAGTAGTAATTGAGTTCCAGGATGCGCGGATAGCGAATGCCGCCGTAATATTCGACGGAATAATTATCAGCAGTTAAACCAAACAGAAGGATATTCCGGCCGGATTTCTCCGCAAACGCCACCATGGCATCAACATTAGATTTTATGCTCGCCACGTCATCATCGTAATCGGCAGAGGTCGTCGCTCCGGAGCGAAAATCATTAATACCGGCATCAATCCACGCTTCAACGTCTGAATAATCCTGCAGCGCGTAATCAGGCACGAACAGCGACCCAGGCAGACAACGCACGCCGGTACCCTCCAGCGCTGTCAACGTGTACGCCTCCGTTTTGGTGTTGTCGTTGGCGCCACTGGCCGTTCGGGTGATGCGGCATTTCACGCCGCATAACCACCCGTCCAGAGTGCGCGTTGTATTGTCCGAATTGGTGCTGAGGATGCGGCGGTCCTGGCTCGGATATGCCGGCGCAGCCGTTGCGCTGGCGCCGTTAAACTGCGTGATGGTAACGGCGCTGTTTGCCGCCGGGATTGCGTTACCCTCGACTGTGATATACGTCGGTATAGCCCCCATCCGCATAGCTATTTGACCAGACCTCTGTCCACCGATTCCATAATTCACAGCAGTAAACCCATTTCCAATGAGTTCTGCTAATTGCGTGGGATACGGCGTACCTCCAGTTCCGGCCGTTTTGCTGTTACCATGCGCGTGAGCAATAACTGCATGCGTAACACCGCCGGAATTATCAATCAGCCACTGGATTTTTTCGTCAATATTCCCGCTGAGATAGGTAACAAACGCTCCGTCTGACTTACGGCTGCCGTACAGCAGCTCATCATTTTTCCCGGCGGCCCCGGCAATATATCCTGAGCGCTGAAATTTATCCGTAATCTGATTTTCCGTGATGATGGAAAATACCGGAACAGGTGCATTATTGACGTTGGCGTAGAGCACAGGATTATTATCAGCGTCAACATAGACGAAACACATATCCTGTGCCGTTTTATCCATTGCAGTATTAATATCGGTATATACACGCAACGTGCCAATAACATCCTCTAAAACAGTGCCGTCGGCAATTTCCGTTTTCCCGTCGGATTTGCGTCCACCGATGCAAATCGTGCCGTCAGCACCAAAAACCCCAGCATAAAAACGACTCCGGCTTGAGGAAGGTAACCTGACGTCGATGTAGCCCTTGGACACCATAACGTGGCCAGTTGGCTCCAGCGTCCCGCCTACATTCATGATTTCAATAGCCAAGGCTTTATTATCCGGGCTGCGGTAATAGGTACTAGAACCGAGAGGAATGTTCGCGATATCATTTTGCGCCTCCGACAGCGTCGTGTACTGCTTCCCGAGAGGGATCAGGTTCTGGCGCGTTTCCTCTACGACAGCTGCGCCCGCAGCAATCATTTTTTTAATCTCACCGCGCAAGGTATCTCTTTCATTCCCAAGGCGATCAATAAATGTGTCTGCCTCACTATTCAGATAATCATCGTTAGCAAGGGCGTTATCATTTACGTCCTTCATGCTGTTTGAAGGGCGTGGGTTTCCGGTGTTATATCTTTGGGCCATAGTGAGTTCCGTTAAACCGTAAACACTCGGTTTAGATTGATAAAATCAGTCAAAGAGGCTAATATTTTTGGTTTAAAGCATTTTGAACTATTGTTTTGTATGGCATGTGATGAATTTAATAATTGAATACACACTAACCCCTGAGAGACAAAAAACGCCGTTCAAAGGGAATAAATAATAATGAAGAAGAGTTTTAATCACTGGCTTGATTTCTGCAGGGCCTCCGCAATCATTTTGGTGCTACTTTCTCATGGTAGGTATTTCTTACTCCCGTCATTCCCTCAACTTAACTTCTTTAAGTTCGGTGGATTCCTTGGTGTAGAATTATTCTTCGTCCTGTCTGGGTTTTTAATAGGTAAAATTCTTCTAGAAAAAATAGAGAACTCTACTTCCCCGACTGACTGGGTCATGGGTTTTTGGTGTCGGCGCTGGCTTAGGACATACCCAAGCTATTTATTATTCCTATGTGTGAATTTGACATTACTATTCAACATCAGACCTGATTTATTCCCAAATATTATTAAATATCTAACTTTTACTCAGGGGTTATTAGCCCCTCACCCGACATTTTTTGGTGAAGCATGGAGCCTGGCTGTTGAGGAAATTTTTTACTTGTTAACCCCTTTAATATTCTCAGTCTTCCTGTGGCTATCTGGCAACAAAGATCTATCTCTCAAAATAACAATTACCGTGCTTATAACAATCCCCCTCGCATTAAGAGTTTATGCCGCGTTTAATTCACAATTATCGCTTAACGAAATAAGAACAATATCACTATTTAGAATAGACTCAATCACCTGTGGGGTTTTAGCTATTTTATATTTAAAAAAATATGGCAGCAACTATTTAAACAAAGTGGGAATGTTATTAGTCCCAATATGCATATACATTTCCTCCAAGGATGATTCATACATAAATGACAGCACCTTTTTAAAAATATTTTTATTCCCCATGGCAAATTTAGGTTTTGCTTGCTTAATTTGCACTGGCCTAAGCATTCATTTCAATAAATATATTGCAGTTATATTCTCCAACATCGCAAGATGGTCCTACGCTGCTTACTTAGTAAATCTACCTGTATTATTCCTTATTAAATATTTGCTTTCCCCACCAGCAACATACGCTGAATGCTTTTCGCAATGGATATTATTTATTACATTAACACTGGCAATCTCTTGCCTTATTTATAGTGTATTTGAAAAAAACATTTTACGATTGAGAGACAAGCTTGTAGCCTCATAAGGATTGGCCGAAAGGCCTATCCTTACACCCCAAGTGAAAACCAAAAAAAGTTATCGATGGCCACTGGATCATTAGCCAACCGGCCATAAGCTGTAAATCCATTCACATCTGGCTCACCAACAGTTGAAAACCTACCATCACCAGAAGTAATCTTAACGGCTGATACAAAAAACACTGACAACGAAAAAGGAATTGGGTACTGAATATTGACAGATATGCTATTTGAATACTCACGCCCCCATTGAATAACCAATCCCGAAGGAAGTTTTTGATACCCTCTGGCTTCCAAAAGTGCAGGATTATTGGTTTTTATTAATTTATTAATGGATTTAAGAGCCTGACCATCATCATTAGGATCAAGCGCTATCCCGGCCCCTTCAACCACATTAACTAATTCACGCTGAAAGGTGTTAAGCATCTCTGCATTAATAATCGTCGGCGATACTCCATTGGCAACGTTACCATTAGTATATTCGCCATTGGAATCAGCTGTGTCCGTTGTACTTCCTACTTTTTTCATAATTAACCTTAATATCTTTAATTTGCAGAAATGTACCCTGAGGCAATATCAAATATCGTTGCGAATTCCGGGGTAACTTCATAAACCCCTTCATCATTAAATCCGAAATAGATATACCCGAACTTGACCAGGGTATAGGAAGGAGAAAGCGCAGACAGACGGCATTCAAGTTGCCGGTTTCCCCAGGAACGCAGCGGATCACCACAATAGCTCAACCCAACACGCGCATAAGAAATATTGGTTTCTTCCCCCTCCACCAGCCAGACAAAAGGCCAGTCATCACCATTTAGCCCATCCCCACATGCAGAAAGGCCTGAACGCGCCTGCCGATATTCTTTAATCGTGATGTTGTAACCCAGCGCTTTGGCGATACCAATAAAGTAACTTTTCGACTGGCCACCAGTGCTGATGAATTTTGAGACGATAGCATTTTGACGCTTGGCGATCGTATCCACTTCCCCGATCGAGCAGTCATCAGGCAACCCAAGGGCCTTTTCCCATTCTGGCAGCATGATTGTTGCCGTTTGCGGGAAAGCGCCGCTCAGTATCCCCAAAGCATCATTGTCGCTACGCTGAAAGCTGGCGGCCAGAGACCTGAGAACGGCAGCCTGGACCGTATCAGGGTCACGTGGCCACGCCCGCCCGGTTGGGATAAGCGCCTGCAGCGCCTGGCGGTAATCATCCGTCGTGAAGAGGCTCATGTATAATTCACCTCACCTCGTACCGGTAACTCCCCCACTCCTGGCTCAATATTGGCTGACGGCGAAACCAGAATAAAACCTGCAGTGCCAGCGACATCACCAATAGCCCGGTTAATATCGGAAAGATAAATTTTCCCGGTGCCAAGTGGGTCACCATTTTCAAAAAATACGCTGTCTATGGCATCCGCAATCGCAGTTGTCGTTTCACTCCCGACGCTGGAAATGCCACTGATCTCAAAATCAATAATGCCCGGAACGGGTGAACATACGTAATTCAGGGAGGTCACGGGTGACCGCGGGTAAATGTAATCGGCCACCCTGCCCTGATCGCCGGTGGCTTTTGTGGCTCCCCAGTCATCCAGCGATGAGACGCCATCAGTACCGACAGGAAATCCGTGATTCGTCGTATCCCCACCGTCGCACATGATATATATCACAACGGTTCCCGGCCCCATTCCACGGCGTCGGATCCACGCACGGGTGACGCCGGAAACTGACAGTGCCCAGCCGCGATAATCGGTATCGCTCCCCCCTTGCGGAGGGTTCTGATAAGCGAGCAAGCCACGCAAACGAAAATCCTCTTCCTTTTCGATGTCGGCACCGCCCGTTGCTGGTTCTGTCAGCGTCACGGTACTGTCAATCCCCGGAACGTTGGCGTCCAGAGTCAGCAGCGTCCCCGCGTCAGCATTTCCGTTATTTCCCCCACCGGTCACATCATCTGAAATATCAGGCAGAACAGCCGTAACGGCTACAGAGGCATTTTTTGTTGCATCAATCAGGACATCCGCGTCTGTGGTGTACTGATAGCCATTAGCGCGGTTCAGGACGCTCCCCTTTTTTAACGTTACACCCGGCGTACCAGAGATACGCGCGGCAGTCGAACGGGCGGGCGTGGCTGCTTTGCGATAAATCTGTTTTAACGCCATCCACCCCGCCAGCCATTCTTCGGTGGACGTAAACGGGTTTGTTTGCCGGGCAATATAGTCCAGGTAGGCGTAGTGAAGATGAGCCATCCCGGCATCCATATCCGCCAGCACCTTCAGGTTTCCATACCGAAGCAATGCCCCGACTTTCTCCAGTTCCGCCTGCATGAACTGGCGGTTATCCGTTCTCAGTTCACTGAGTGTTTTTCGTTTAAATGGCATGACTCAGTTGCTCCCATAACCAGAAGAATTTGAATTCCTGCCAGTCGCCGTCTGGAGGCAAATACCGGATAATCAGATTCAGCCTGGCAGGAAACACGATTTCCGAGGTGGCCTGAATATCCCGGGCGATGCCGTCATTTTTCATCCACGCCAGCGCTTCTTCAGCGTACTGTTCTGCCCGCATGGCAACGTCACGAGTCAATTTCTCGCGACGCAATAACCAGAGCCGTGAACCAATAGGTTTCTCGTTATCCAGATCTCCCCACCAGCCGCGGCGGTCAGTGCCTTCAAACGGGTCATCCGCGCGCGCAAGTCCATCGGTGAACAGGCTAATCAAAACAGCGGTCTGCATATCATTGCCGGAAGTCAGCACGCCGAAGTTTTCCTGCCAGTCGGCGTGCATCTCATCGACATTCCAGAAGGATGAAATATCACTCATCGTTTACCTCGGTCGCCTCGATCACCTGCTCCGCTGTTTTTTCACTGGTGATGGTGCTTTCGCCGGACTGAACTTCTTTCACGTCATGATCATGATCGTTATAGGCATCACGCAGCTGTTTCAGCGTTTTGCTGTTCGATTCGCAGTTGTCCACGATATCACCCGTGCATTTTAGTAATGGCGTGTTGGCCATGATGCTTTCACTGGCATTGATGGTGACAGTGGCTACATTGTTGACCTCAACATTTTTCCCTTTGACATCAATGAAAATGCCGTTTTCCGTCAGGTGAATATTCAGCCCCCACTGGTTATAAACAACCGATTCCCCCGGCTGGAGATCAGCATGGCGAAAATTTTGGTGATTGGTGGCGATAACCACCGGGCTTGACCTGTCACCGCCCAGGAACGCCAGCACGACATCCGTTCCAGCCGGCAGCCCGGAAGAAAAACCAAAATCAGCAAAGCGCGGGGCGCTGGCGACCTCAAGAGGAGTCTGATACTGAACCTCCTGAACCACACCACCATCTTTTTGACTGGTGATGCGTCCAATCCCCAGTAACCCAGCAATACGGGTTGCGGCTTTTTTTAAGTTCTGGTTCATTGATTCAATCCTGGGATCTGCTGGTAAAAGGCGTATGGCTGAATGGCGAATGCCTCCGGCGGCATCAGGTAGAGGCGGGCATGGGTACCGTCGCCATCCCTGATATAAGTCACCTCCGCAATCAGCATCTCCGTGTCGGGGAGTTGAAGGGTTGGAATGTGTACCGGGATCAGGGTATTTGGTTCCCAGAGTGCGCCGGCTTTGTCCCTCCAGGAATCAATCGTGACGGTCAACTGCCTGGAGCGTCCGTAACGCCGGTTCATTTCCCAGTCAATGGCGCGTTGAGCCTGCTGTGACGCCATCAGCGTACTTTCCACAATAATGATCCGTTTGCGGTACCGCATATCGGCAGCTTCCGGATCTCGCGCTGTGGCCAGCGTCACGGAGTCATAGGCGGTGTCCGGTGAAAAGCCGGCTATCGGGGAGATGCTCATGGACACGCCGATATAGTCAGAGAAGCGGTCAGCCATGGAGCGGCGATAGTACGCCTGCTCAATATTGACCCCTTCAGCGACGCCGCTTGCGGCCCGGCGGGCGCTCACGCGGGTAAGACGAAGGTTTCCATCAGGTTGGTCATAATAAAGCAACGCTGACCAGCGGCAGACACGCTCTATAATTTCCTGCGGAGACTCACCCCAGTTCAATGTGAACTGGGGAACCTTAACCAGGTCATCCACATTCGTTGTCACCGAAATGCCATAATACGACGCCAGACGGTTCGCAATTTCCAGCGCGTTACTGCTGTTGATAACGTTGTTCGGCCATTCAGCTGAACAGTCGACGAGATCCGCACACTTACTTCTGCCCGTCGCCCGGACTTCGTGCCGGGAACGGGAAATAGCGGGCGCCCAGTCATCAACATAACCGGTGACAGTGAGATCGTTACCGATTTTGACCGTACAGGGCATCCCTTCTTCCACCAGTTGCTTTTCACCACTGCCGGGGAAATAATCCATCAGACCTAAATCAAAATCGGAGGGAAAGCGCTCTATCCCACGGGTCACCCGTACCGAATCCCACCCCTCAATGATTTTTCCGCCAACGTTGAGAGATACGACATCCTGATCGCTCATTGTCTCAACACCCTCATGGTTATCGGCATAAATGCCGGATGTGGCACGTTGGCTTCCTGAATTAACTCATTCGCGCGGGAGCCATCCTGGTAAAGACGATTCGCCAGCACAAGCGCGGGCAAGGGGCTGGCGGTATTAATCTGCATGAGCTCGCTAAGCCCTGCAGAAATCAGATCCATTGCACTGAGGAATGACGCCCTGACCTGCATCAGTGCGTTATAGAGTTCGTCATCACCACGGTCCCCGGCCAGAATGAGCGCCGTATCCAACTGTGTGGCGACGCGCCGGGTAATATCTTCCGCCTCATCACGACTGGTCGGGTTGGCGTTTGCGGCGGCAGCGGTCATGGCGCCACTGCATAGAATGACAATGAGCGTGTTTATCGTCGCCGCAATTTGCTGGCTGCTCTCAGCGCGTTGGTATTCCGTACTGATCGAGGCCGCCAGCTTCTCAAATGCCGAAATCTTGTCGTTCACACCACCGGCACTGTCCAGAATAGCGTTAACGACATCCGCAACCCCCTGAACAAATGCATCCGGGGTCGTTGAGGTGTTCAAATTAGTGGTTTTGTCCAGCACGCCCTGACGGTCCATAACCGCCTGAGCGGTGACCTGACCGGAAAGCGCCTGATAATCATCGGTATCATCAGCATCCCGATCCCCTTTCAACCCCGATGAACTCCCGCCAATAGCCCCTTTGCTGTAGCGACCGTAACGATTATTACCAAAAGTTGAGCTCAGCACGTTGCTGACGTTGGTCACCTCACTGATGGTGCTGTCCACCATGCTGGTCCAGAAGGTGATCGTTCCCTTAATCGTGTTAATCCCCTGCGTTACCCCACGGATTTCACTCTTCACTCGGGCGATAGTGCTGAGCACTGCCGTGCTGACCAGCTTCAGATAGTTGGTCCTGACCGTCTCACCCGACGTGGTGTTGCCAGTAACAGCGAAAACTTTGAGGCCGGACTCAATCACCATCAGGGTGAATTCGAAAGAGCGACCTGACTCGGCGGAGCCGGAGATCCTCAACCCATTTTCAGGAATGGATACCGTCATCTCCCCCAGAGTCGGATGCATCAGCGTCCCGCTCCCTTTTTCCTCGCACGCCGCAATCAACGCCAGCCGCTGGGAAATAACATCTCCACCACCGTAAACCAGGCTGTTCTGGACGAGGAAACCACGAATAATAAAACGTCGAGTTCCCCTCCCCATGTCCTCAATCCAGGCAGTGTCCCGATACGGGTATTCGTGGACCGCCTGCCGGCGCCCATGGCTTCCCTCTTCGTTAAGAATCGCAAAAGGCACACCGCGGAAAGAACAGGGCTTTAACTGGCTTTGCCAGTCATCACTGGCGCTGCCACCCATCAGGGTGGTGATTGCATCCTGGATAATTGGCATCACGCCTCCGGAATAAAAAACCCGCCTAAGCGGGTTATTTTGACTTTGGACATAAACTAATAGGAAGGGAGTCTTATTTTGCTTTCGAGGAGTAATGAATCAATGATAGCTGGAGGTATTTCAATAATATCACCGACGTTTTCAGCTTTGCTTTCTGCATATTTACCAACTTTATCAAGGAAATCATGATGCATCTGAACTAATAACTGAACGTCACTAACGATTGGTTTGAACTCAGATTCCCAATCACCTTTATTTTCCAGACAATTATAATAAAAAAAGTATATTTCTTCAGCTTTCCAGAAATCAGAGTAAGCGCCCCCGGTCCGGCCCATCTCATGATTAATGCGATCGTAATCAAAACGTTCGCCATCATAACCATCAGCATATGCACCACAATATAGGACTTTTACCCTTCCGCGGGCGTAATCTCTTACGTCCTTGATAGAATTTAAATCAACCTGATAACTACATAATGCATACCCGTAATGGTTGTTCTCTGAGCCAGGTACCCTTAGTTCAATTTTTCTGGGCCTCCACCCAAGCGTATACGCCGCAAGCCAGTGACCAGCTTCATGCCTTGCTATCCGATACACTCCTTTCTTATAGTCGTAGGCGTTCATTTCCCCTCCTGTTTTTGAAACAGATTAGGGCATAAAATGAACTTAATCACCACATCTTGAGGGGTTAGCTTCAACTTCAATATCAGGAGTGGTGTACGGAGCAAATCTTTCTAAATTTACTGGATAAGTAATAAAAGTATCCTCCAAATGTTCTTGAACGCATTTCGAATCCGCGCAAGGAATAGGATGGAGATCGGTTTTTTCACCAGCGAAATTATCAGTCATAATGCTTCTCCCTGTTTATTGAGCGTCGATAGGCTGCTTAAAACGGGTTAGTAATTCATGGCAGTTGTTATCCTGCCGTTATCCTCAACGTTATAGGTTTTCTTCTCTCCCTTATCATTGACCAGGGTGATTTCCAGCTTCATTTTCTGATCCGCCATCGCCTCCTTGAGGGAGCGCGTCAGGTTATCACTGGCTGAATCCCTCCCGGTGCCTGAGGCTGTCAGGATGGAAGAACTGTCAAACGTATCAGGCTGAGGACCGAGGATGTTCTGTCTCTGTTGGCTGAGTGCGCTGCTATCACGACGACCTGACCAGCGAGGATCACTGATGGCCGTCTGAATTGCAGCCCGTATATCATCTTCAGAATATGGCTGCGCACCATTCTCATGTTGAATCATGGCGGCCATGACAGACTTCAACACTTCAGGATTATGGAGATCCATTCGTTGCTGAGGCTGAAATCCCGTCGCGGCCGAGACGGAGTTGATGTAGGACTGAGTATCATTTTCTGAACGTGGCGCATAAGTGTGGAGCATGCTGTTCAGCGTATTATTGCCACGATCGCCATATAACATCAGTTGCCGTGCCATCGCCGCCAGTCCATCATTGCTGTTGTCATAGGTGACAAAGCCACGATTAACACCCGTCGCATTAGGCGCCACCCTCAGGTTGCCAGGGTTATTATTTCTCAGACCCAATGCCTGGTTTGACGGCTGGTTGTAGTTCACATTCCCGCGCGAAGTTGCTGAACCCGGAGGCAAGATAATGGATAAGTCATTACTGAGTTGCTCAGCCAGATCACCAGGACGGTATTGCGCATCGTAGCGCTGCCTGACGGCATCCGTCATAATGCCCGCATCAACCGCCCCACGCTCACGCCTGGTAAGCGTGTTATACAGCGCTTTATCTCTCTGAATGCGTCGTAATTTATCGGCATCTTTGCTGCTGACAAACCCCAATGCATGTGAAAGCCCGGTCAGGTCGCCATGAGAGAATAAGTCTGTAACCCCTTCAAGCCCGTCTTTTACCGAACCATCAGAAAGAAGACCTTTGAAGAGTGAGTTTTTAGAGCGATTTTTCAGCCCATCCCATGCAGCGCCGAGTTCATTCATCGTGCCGTTAATGGCGGAAAGTTTCTGATTAAGCTCGGGGTCAACCGTCAAACCCAGTTCATCCGATTTAGCCAGCAACGCTTTCATCCGGACGCCTTCTCGCATCAACGCCAGCATCTCAGGCGTCAGGCCAAGCGCATCCGAAACTGATTTTTGCTGATCAGGCCGTAGCGTCGGAAACACCCTGGCGATTGATTCCAGCGTTCTCAGCGTATCGACAGACCCATCATTATTTTTCTGGATCTGAACGCCAATCTGCGCCAGCGCCCCCAGTACCTGGCCATTCGCACCGCTGGCGGCTTCCTTCAGGCTTTTAGCCATCCCCTCGATTGAGGTGTTAGCGCTATCCCCGTCAGCCCCCAGAATACGCATAGCCCCGGAAAGGCGGGAAAAATCATCAACCCGCATACCGGCATTTTTAGCCGCAGTATCAAGGTTGTAGGCTTCCCGCGATGCCTCCCGGAATCCATAGGCAACCTGTTTCAGACCATACCCGGCAGCACCGACCACCCCGAGCGCCCCCAGTTTGCCTGCGAGTTCCCCCACCATTTTCAGCGGAGGAACCATATCCCCGATATATTGCACGTTATCACGGGCATTTTTGGACAGATTTTCGAAGCGGGAGATAAAACCGTTCAGGCCATCGAGGGTCTCTTGTCCTCCTAACTGCAGCCCCTCTTTTGTTTTATCCAGCTTAGGCTCCAGATCGCGGATAGCCTCATTGATACGCTCAATGGCCTCCGTCGCCTGATCGCCAGCCACCAGCTCAAAGTCGAAAGAATTACTCATCGGGTTTGGTATTCCTGAGTTTATTGATGCGGGTGGCCTGCGATACCCACCACTTCAGACGGGCATAGGTCATGCCCCATGCCCTGTCCTCTGTCCAGCGAAAAAAGAACGTGACGTCAGCGGCCGTTTCCTGCCAGGCAGTCAGGGCTTCCAGGTCAAAAAACCGAGCAAATAATCCTCGCACTTGCGGAAGTCGATAAAGTCCATTGGCTGAAGCACGCTCTCCCGCGTATCCGTGACCAGTGCGATCAGCAGACGCATCGCCGCCAGTGAAGTGGACGAGGCCTGTTTTTCATAAAACTGCTCGGCCTGGCTGAGTGTCGGGGCCTTCAGCTCCAACTGTTCATAACGCGTTTTTTGCGCCTCATCTGCCAGCGGCTTGATAAGAGGAATAACTTTTGTGCGTTCGAGTTCTGCCATCTTAGTTCTCCGTCACGTCCCGACCTTCCCAGCGAACATCAAACACGGCATCTTCGCTTTCCACTTCCTGAACGTTGACTGTCCAGAGTGCACGACCGATGATGGTCTTACCATTCGCCAGCTCGGCGATCACGTTGACGTTCGTCTGGTCGTTAAACCCTTTTACGTTAGTACCGCCACTGTCACGCAGACGAGCAGAAATATACGGGGCAACCGGCTTTTCTTTATATCCGTGCACACCGTCCATTCCGGTAAGCGTGGTGCGGTTTACCGTGGAAGGCTGATATTTGAATGACCCCTCCACCATCACGCTCACGCCATTTACAGTGACATAGGCGGTACCCGCAACGCGGTTAGAAGTATCTCCGGCCATCTTTTACGCTCCTGTTGATTCAGCCTGCAGGCGGAACTGGTTAAGCAGCGCAAAAATACGCAGCTGATTGATGAGGGTTCCCGGCCACAGCACGTCCACCCGGTTAGGATTTGAGGCGTTTTGTTCAACGATAATGTTTTTCGCGAACGCGTCAGCATCCTGGGCGTAACCGTTAAACACCAGCGTCTGGTATTCGGCGATCTGGTCAGCTTTGATGATGTTGGGCGTCACAATGGGCTGCCCTGGTGCAAAACGGGTCCCGTCAGCAGCCAGCTTCATGCGCCCGAACTTGCTGGTCACCGCTGTGCGCAGATAGCGGGTCACGAACATCAGGCTGAACAACGTTTCCACCTGCAAGTAACTGTCGTCTTCATCGCCGTAACTGTTTTTCTGGTAGGTGGTGATGATGTTTTCCACATTCACCGTTCCGTCGTCGGCGACGGTATAAGTTGAAATGCCGCTGTACAGCAGGTTGTTACGCTCAGTGAGTTCGAAGCGGTCCTGCAGATCGGGCGCCAGTACGCCATAAACCGGCAGGCTCTGCAGCGGGCGGCCCGGATCATTACGCAGGCTCGGGGCAATGGCACCGGTCAGCGCGGCAGACCATATATAACGAGGCGTTGGAGAGCAATAGACGCCCAGCAGCGTTTCATGCTGGTTATTTCGGGCCTCGCCTTTTGTGCCCAGCTCGGCATAGGTTCCCGACGTTGTGCCGAAAGCATGCCCGTACAACTGTTTATCCCACGCCCAGCGGCCGGAAGCATCGTTCAGAAACGCCTTCATGGCATCAAGAGAGGCCGTATCGTCGTAAGGGTTGATGATGAAATCGAACGTTTTATCCTGCAGATTGCCGAGTGCATCCACAAAATCCGGAGAGCCGGCGCCGCCTGCCATCGAGGTAATGGTCAGGGTGAGACCTGCAGGCGTCGATTCCCCGCCCTGCGTCCCCAGATAGTTGAGGCGAATATCAATCCCGTTACCCAGGAGCCCCCTGTTTTTTGCCGTGAACTCCACTGTGTCAGTGGCATCCGATTTAACAGCTGCTGTAACCGGGAGGTCAGTTTTTCGGGCGATAGCGGCGACCAGTGCCGCAGCGATTTGCGCCGGCGTATCGGTTGCCAGAACGGTGAGCTGCACGCGGGTCCCGGCGAGGTAGAGAGAGATTACGCCCGTCTCAGACGCCTGTGACGCAACCTTGATATTCCCCTTCGCAGCTACCATTGACCCGGAGTCGTCCGCCAGCGGCAGGATCCAGATTTCAGCGGCCGTATCATTCTTCTGATAGGCGGTCATCATGCCATGCAGTTGTGACCCCTTACCGGTCAGCTCTCCCACGCCATTCGGCGAGGAGACTTTGACGGGGATATTGGCCTGCGTCGAACCAGCAGCCAGCATCTGGCCAATCAGCAAGGTTCGTTGCGTCGCCGTCGCCGTATTGGCCATGGAGTTGTCGAACTCGACGTAAAACAACGGCGTCCGGAGGTTACCGGGTACGCGAGAAAACGGAACGGTCATTTAAGCGTCCTCTTTTTTAGCGGTGTTCTTCACACCTTTTTCCAGCACCAGGCTGACATCGCCATCCTTCAACCGACGGCGCCAGAACGTATTATCAGGCACCTCTGCGCCATCTGCGGGTAAAGGTTCACCCCTGACGGGGCAGCGAACGCTAAGCCCGTCCTTTGGTTTTACAAACATGGATCACTCCTGCAGGTTGATTTTTATACCTGGCTTGAACGTACCGGCTGGCATTTCGACGGTGATATCGATCCCCTCCAGCGGAGGCGGGTCGATGGGATAAAAATCTTCCGGCCCCTGATAATGTTCGATATCGATTTCGAACAGCAGCTGGCCCAGATGGGCTTCCCCCTCACCGTCAACGTTAATCGTCGAACGGATTTCCGCGTACTTCTGGATTTTACGGGTGAGCTCGTAGCTGTTGATGACCGCCCTTTCCACCTGCTCACGCAGGTCTTCCAGCGCGGTCTCAGCTCGCAGAGCGCCGTCATCATCAGTTTCCCCGTCATACTCCTGGACGCGGCCAGTGATGCGAACGGTGGTCACCGTGGTGAACGCCGGCGTATTCCGCCCCTGCGCCTTTTTATGGTCAAACGGGGTTTGTACCAGCAGCGCCGGATAAAGCGCCGCCGAGGTTGGCCAGTCCCGCGGGGAATAAACGCGGTCTCCGGCATCGGTGTGCCCGACCAACGCCGTCACCACCATTTTGCGAATAGCTGATGCATTCATCGTGCTTTCACCACATTGAGAACAAGGCGGGATCCGCCATGACTGTCAGGCTCGACATTGGACACCACGAATAACTGATTAATGACGTGGCCGCCGACGGTTTTAATAAACACGCGGTCAGACTCCATCGGCTGAGATTTACCCAACTGGCGGAACTCGGCATCACGTACGCCGAGCATCGGACTTGACGTGTTAATCACTGAGTCACCATCGAGGTTTTCAGCAGCCTGGGCATACCCACGGTCAAAAATGCCGTTAATCGTGAAAGGAGAAGTACCGTCTTTAGGGCGGTACTCGTGTTCATCGCCGAAGACGCCATGTAGCGGACTCAACAGGTGTAAATCCCAGTCCACTCCCATCGCGCTTACTCCGTAGTAATTTTCACGCCACGCGCAGCAGATAACGCACGCTGCCGAAGAACCTGAACATCGGCGATCACACCTGCAGCCAGCAGACGTTCTGCGTCCTTACCGGAGACCGGAATACGCAAATTTTCGCGGTAAATCTCGCCGTCATGGCGAATGCAGTTCCCCTTCAGAACGACGTATTCAGGGGCAGCGGTTTCATCTTCATCGCCATCCGCTTCCTCTGCTGAATCACCGTCTGTTTCGTCATGCTGTTGGTTATCCTGAACGATGCCTCCTGCATTCAGATCGTCAACATTCAGGACTTCTTCGGCGGTGCCTTCCGCATTCAGGTCATCCACCGACCCGGTTTTGATTGTTTTAGCCATATCAGACCACCGTTGCGCAGAGGGATGCGTTTACCCGGCTCGGAATAACAAGCGGGGAGGATTGCATCAGGATAAGGCGTTGCGCTGGATCTTCTTTCACCCAGGACTTGGGCGCATAAGCCAGCGGGCCATAGTTGAATGCCGGGTCCAGAATCACACCAAAGGCACGGGTGCCCATCAGGTCCGCGCCGCTCATGATGACAGCGCCATCAGGGATCATTGGTTTCTCGACATTATCAAGCGGGTCAATAAACCAGTCGTTATACAACCAGAGGTCAAAGTTACCCCAGCGGCCTTTATAGATAGCTCCCTTCATGACCTGCGGGCCCGCATTAATCTGGTTACCAAACGGGCTCAGCGCCGGAAATGTGATGGCGTTATCCTTGATGGTGGTATCGAGTCGGAATGCACGCCATGACTTATTCGTGAAGACCAGGTCGGTGGCGACAGAACCGGATTCTTTCAGGAAAGTGGTCTGCCAGACTTCGATATCATCAGAAGGTTGGGTATTGGTCGCGCCGGCGGCAACGGTCAGCGGCCATTTGTCCGAACCGCTCAGGGTGATGGTCAGGTCGGAAGCACGACCAAAATCCACCACTTTAGTTTCGTAACCTTCCCCGGTGACCGTGACGGTCCCGGACACCAGCGCGCTGGCCGCCATCCACTCCAGACGACGGTTGATCATGTCGATCTGGTCAGTCATTTCAAACTGCAGATTTAACATTTCACGTTCGGCGGCAGTGTATTCGCCACCAATTCGCTCGCCAATCTGACGACGAATCGGTTTACGCAGATCAGGGGCGCGCTTGTCTTTGATGTACGCAGGTTTAAAGGTATTGGTCTGGTATTTACGGGACTCGACCAGCTTGCCCTCCACCAGCGGAGAGACAAACGGCGCCATACGACGCAGGCCGACATCGACATCAATCGCCACTTCTTCAGTCTCATAGGTCACGACATTCGGGAAGAAGCGATCCAGTAACCAGTTCTGACTGGTTTTCAGGTTAGGAACGACCTGTACCAGCACGCTGGTATCAAAAATATTTTCCATATTCAGTCTCTTGATAATGCCAGCTGCACGCTGGCAAAAATTGGAATGAGTCAGCCCCTGCCGGTTAAAGCATTAGATCAGGAGTGAGAGGGGTAAATCAGGAAGTGGCTACAGGGGCCTGAGTGCTGTCTTTCAGGAAAATAGCCAGCGGACGCAGCGCGGTTTTCATTGCCGCCAGAGTCCATGATGCATCAATAATGATATGGTTCTGGTTGAACTCGCCCATCAGATAGAGTCCGCCATTCTGATCGGCTGACGAGGCATCGACATTATCAACAAGAATTGCCACAGGCGTTTCACTGCCATCTTCAGCCGTTTTCACACAAGCAGTGTATTTGCCGCTGGCGGTCACCATCCCCAGTACGGTTCCACGCTTATAGGTCCCACCGGTGATAATGCCGGTATCAGTAACTACCTGAAGCGTACCGGCGATGAGCTGGTCCGGCATAAACAAGGCACTTTTCATACCCGGAGCAAACTGATTCTGACCATACTGATCCATTATTTCTCTCCTTTAGTGGAGTTGTAGAGACTGGTCATTTTGTTCACCAGCGTCGCTTTACCGCCAGATGGTTTCTCCCCATCCTGCCCAAGCCGGACATTCTCGCTTTCCTGCATGCGCTGATCGAGAGAGCGCTTGCGCGTCGCCTGGGGTTGAGTAGCTGGCGCGGTAGATGCCAGAACGTCGATAGCAGCCGCAGCGCTCATCCCGGTGTTGAATGCGAGCGAGGCGGCCAGCGATGGATTCGCAGCGGCATGCTTACTACCGAAGATGCGGGCGCAACGTTTACGCTCAGCAATGCGGGCACTTTTAGCCGCTTTGCCTTCTTTGCGGTCGTCGTCATCGTCGGGATCATCCTCTTCGGAAGCATCCGGATCGTCATCATCATCTTCCGCATCGTCGTCGCGTTCGTCTTCTTCGGCGTCGTCGTCACGCTCATCGTCTTCCGCATCATCATCGCGCTCGTCTTCTTCCGCGCGACGGGCTTTCGCCTTTTTGGCTTTTTTATCGTCTTCCTCTTCGGAAGCCGACGCGCCAAGTCCAATAAGGTGGGCAAAACTAAACGGTTTCTTTGCCATTTCAGGCTCCTGTTTTTTCAAGTAAATGTCTGAACGCAGCATCCGGAGGGCATACCTCATCAGCCAGTCCAAGCTCCACACCATCAGCAGCCATAAAACAGGCGGCCTGCGTACTTTTAATCACCTTCGGGCTGATCCCGCGATTTCTGGCGACGGTATTCACAAATAATTCCCCCATCGCGTTAATATCCCCCTGGATGGCATTGAACGCTTCTTCAGAGAGTTCACGTAATGGCGAGCCTTCTGCTTTACGGCTTCCGAAGGTAATGATCGTCACTTTCAGACCGTCGTCTTTAATTCGCTGCGTCCAGTCCAGGTGCATGGTGATGACGCCGACTGAACCCACGCCGCCGGTTCTGGGAACGGAAATACGGTCAGCAGCGCTGGCAATCGCATACGCCGCGGAGTACGCATTTTCGGTCAGAATGGCATGGATGGGTTTCGTGCCCCGGGCGTTGTAGATTTCATCAACGAGATCAAAACAACCGGCCACTTCACCACCGGGCGAATCAATATCAAGGCAGATGCCGTTAACTTCCGGGTCCGCCAGCGCGGTCAGAAAGGACTGGCGGATGCCGTCATAACCGGTCATGCCGCTATACGGTCGCAGACTTCCCAGTTTTTGAACCAGCGTACCGCAGATGGGGATCACGGCGACCCCGGCCACGTTGTCATATCCGGGGTCGCGTTTTGACTCCCGACCACGTTTGTCGTCGTAGCCGTACCAGTCATCGTCTTCCATCGCCAGAGAGGATTCGATTCTGCTGATGCCAAACCGGTCCATAACCGCGGCCATGATGACCTCGGCTTTATTCGGATGAAGGGCCAGCGGCGTATTAAACAGACGTTGCGCCAGATGAGGTAGATTCACTTTTCCTCCGGATCTTTGATTGTCTCGCTGGCGAACTTGTCCGCCTGCGCCCAGCTGGGTAATGGAAGCCCGCGTTTCAGGCAGGACTCAATTTCGAGCTGCCGTTGGTCAAGCACTTCCTCCCAGTCCTCACCGACGTTTTCCCCCACTTCAATTTCAAGCGTGGAAAGCCCCGCATCCAGACCAAGAATGGCGCCTTTTTTCTCTGCAACCGGATCCACCCAGCCGCGGCCCGGCCCCATCCAGCGCGCGCGGGAATAGGCGGCGCGGGCCTCTACAAAGTCAGGCGCACCTGCTGGCAAGGGCAAATCTTCGTTATCGTGAACTTCCTCAACAAAAGCCGTCAGAATGGGCTGTGCAGTACCCATAGAGAAATCATCACGACGTCGGGTCAGCGTCTTCCATGCTTCCAGCAATGAAGATCGCGCGGAACTGTAGTTAACATCTGACCAGTCCTGAGTGACCTGCTGCGGAGAAAGTCCGGTACCGGACGAGAAGTTACGCAACACGGCTGATTCGAACACCTCAAAGTTGCTGTAAGGGCGGGCGGCATTAACCGTTGTTATTTTTTCACCTGGATAAAGAATCGGCATCCGGGCGCCATTTTGCAGGGTCAGCCGGCGGTCATTGTGAAATTCCACGCGGCCGTCCTGATAGGCTCCCAGACTGGTGTCATCGAAGCTTTCCCCCATCGCAGCCTGAACCATTTCAGAATCATAAGGTGACTCTATATATGCTGCGAAAATGGCATTCAGAATGGCGGCCTCCAGTTCGCTCTGGTCATATTTCACCAGCATTTTCAGACGCTGAATGACCGGCGTCAGGATGCCATTGCCGCGGTGTTGAGCACCCCGCTCATGGTCGAAATCATGGACGACATGCGGACGCCCCCAGGCGGTTTCACGGGGTATACGCCGCCATGTCATAGTTTTGGCACCGCTCCACCAGTCGCCGATATGCGCCTCACGGATGTGATAAGCAATCGGTGCGCCGTCCTCATCAATCTCCACGCCACCGCGAATATTCGGCATATCGAAATTCTGCTGTGGGTTACTGAGCCTGTCAGGATCGACGACCTGAACAGTGGTGGCATATCGTCCCCTGCCCCGCCCCAACCGGTCAGGCCGGTACTGGAGGACCATCAGCGCATCCCCGTCAATCAGCTTGTGGCGAAAGGCCAGGCGCAACATCTGCGGCACAGTCAGCTTGCGTTCAACATCGCAGTACCGCCCGGTGTCATATGCCCAGGTGCGCCAGTGCGCCTCCAGCGCTTTGCCGTACTCTTCAGCCCATGTTGAATCGAAGGATTTATTACCGGTGACCATACGCAGCACCCGGTAATCGGGTTTCATGATGGGCCTGAAATTGGCGCCGACGGCGTTATCCAGAAGACGGGTTACCGCGCCGTTCGCCCACCCGTCATTACGGACCAGGTCACGGGCACGCGAAACAATGCGATCGCGATAAATGTTGATTTCGTTGTCCGGCGACCATAGCGCTGGTTGCCAGTTCGCCAGCTGATCACTAAACGAATCGGCGGCGTCATAAGGTACCCGGCTGCCGCCCGTCAGCATGCCAGGCCGCGGTGCGCGATAAGGGGTACCATCCGGGCCAAGTATTTGTACTTTATTCATCAGAATCGAAACCTCACTGGCTTACGTGGCCTCACGACAATACCCAGATACGCCTGTAGAAGCTGAATCAGCCCCAATAGTTCGGACAGTGTGGTTTGCTGGTAGGACACGGAGCGTGTTCCGTCTCCCTGCGTATAGGAAAATGAAACACCGTGGCTCCCTGCGGCTAAGTCAACGTAAGCAGCCTGGGCTTTAGCTAATGCTGCCCGCGCCTGATCATCACTCATTCCAGCCAGCAGGCTGGTATTCCGGTTGAACATGGTTTTCCTTATTGCGGCAGGAGTTTAGAAATTTGCTTACGCTTAACTGGCGTGGGTTCTTCAATAACCGCACCGGGTAACTCGTAGCTGATTTTTTCTTCTGGTACGGCAGGTGCCGGCAGGAATTTTTCGGGGTTGGCTTCAAGGTTTGCGGCCCGGACGTTGAGCTTTAACCCCATATGCTTGAGTCCACACAATGCGGCATAGCTGTAAACCAGGCAGTCGAGCGCTTCGTTCGCCCGACCCGGTATCTGCTCCCAGACACTGAAGCGCTGGCCCGCAGTCACTTTGTAAACCAGACGTTCGGCCAGCAGCTGGTTGAAATACCCCAGGTCCCGATCATCAGGGAAATGCATATAACCCGCTGCGGCTGCGCCCGGTGCGGGAGGGTCAAGGTGGAGGCGACCACGCACAACATCCTTGGCAGAGTTCACACCAATGATAATTGGCCGGAAACTGGCTTTGCTTTTCGATGTCGGGCGCTTTGTCGGCCAGACAGGGTTACGCCTGCCGCTCTGAGCAGACTCACCTTTGATCGCCCACACACGACGCCCCAGACGCTCCTTAGCAAATTCGTAGACCTTTTGCGTGTGGTGTCCGCCGGAGTCCATGCATGTCGCCATGATGTTGAGTCCACGACCATCACCCCGGCGCCAGATCTGTTTCAGGTACGCATCGAGTCGTTTCCACGGCTCATCCGTTTCCAGATCGCCATAAATCACATCGTGGGAAACCGACCATGATTCTTCATCCCTTCCCCAGCCGGTGATCGTGATTTCGAAGCGATCATCCTGGGTATCTACGCCTGCAGTTAACAAAGCCACGCCATCAGGAACGATGGCCGGGAAGACTTCACGACGCGCCAGCAGAATATCAACCGGCAGCTGCTTGCCGTGGTTGGGTCTGTGTGGCAAACCCATCTGGGTATTCCACCAGGCCTGCTCTTTATCTGGATCCCCCTTCGCCTTGATATATTTTCCCGCGATATCCGACGGTTTATCTTTCTGCCAGGGGCTGAACAGTTTGGAAGCCTGATAACCGGCGTGGTGGTTATCGACAGCCTCTTTGCCGCAATCCGGACAAATCGCCCGGTAGACCGCATGCCGCGGTGATTCGGACCATTTCCAGACAGCAGCCACGCTATTTTCGTCATTCGCCCGCCAGGCCTGATCGTACTCGAGCAACGGGGAATGGCGTGCTCCACAACACTCAAACGGCCGGGTCTGATGCCAGCGGATAGTCTGTAATGCGCGCAGGCGCTCACCTTCAGACCAGCCGGCACCGCAACACTCACAGTGGATCATTGCTGATTTTGTCAGGTGTTTATCACCCTCTTTCGGCCACTGGACGTGTTTGAAAAAATCCAGAAACTGCCGATGCCCGCAGTGCGGACAAACGACCGAGGCCCGCCGCTGGTCAGATTCGGCATAGCTGTCGGCAATTCGGCTTTCGTCCTCAACGGTCGGCGAACAGGCGCGAACGGAAAGCCAGGTCAGGCCATACGTTGCGGTGCGTTCCTCCGCGAGGGCGATCGGATCCCCCTCTCGGGTAATCGGGTATTTATCCACCTCATCCGCCAACAGAACGCGGATAGGTCGGCGTGCCAGGTTATCCGGGCTACCGGCGCCAGCCAGCGCCAGAAATCCGCCCGTAAACGCTTTATAGAGGATGGTTTCTTTTGAACTCTTCTGTTTTGAGTCACCGATGATTTTCCGTAGTACCGGTGTCACCCGCACCAGCGGGCTGATACGCTCCTTAGAAAACTGCTCTGCCGCCTCTTCTTTCGGCTGCAGGAGCAAAATCGGGCACGGGTCGAGGTGAGCGAAATAGCCGAACAGGTTTTCAAGCAATGCCGTTTTCATCAGCTGCGTGCAGCACATCACCGTGACGACATGCACGCCGGATTCAGTCGCCGCCAGCATCGGACCACGGGCAATTTCTACAGTCGAGGTATCCCAGTTCCCTGACATGCTCCCGGCCTCTTTCGCCAGCTTCCGGTAGTCATCTGCCCATTGCGGAACGCTGATACGCGGCGGTGGCGTCCATCCTTTTCTGACACTCAGTTGAAGCCGTTCAATCTTCAGCTGAGTTAAATTCTGGCTCTCCGAGGACTGAGATATGTTTGTGGACATGTTCGATCAGCACCTCTGTCATCCTGTCCGCCGGCACACCCAGATCAGCGGCTATAAGCGGTGCCACCCGGGAAGGCCAGTTCATCCAGGCATCCCGCTGTTGGCGAAAGGCGTTGAAAAGAATCTCCTCGGCGGCGACCAGTTCAATCGTCTGGCCACTGTCTTTTTCATACTGAAGTTTGGCCAGCAGAGCCATATAGTTTTCGCGCACCCGCGCGGCTTCCTCCCGGGTAAGATCGGCACCTTCGGTAAGGATAATTTTTCTGGCTGTGTCTTCAATTTCATCACCGACATCATCGACGACCGTCGGCGTTTTCTTTTTCTTCGCGTTCGATGCGCGCGGATCCTTTCCGTCACGGTTTTTCTTCAGTGCGGCATCGCTCGCATCTACATCAATCAGGTCACCGTCCATCACGATGAAACGCCCGGCTTTAATCCAGCGCCCAATCGTTTTGCGATCGACGCCTGAGTGCTGCGCATACTGGCTCTGATTCATCATGGTCATGGGACATCACCTGGGACATTTTGGAGTTGGGACATTTACCTGGGACATTTTTGCAATGTCCCACACGAATGTCCCACTGGAATAAATGGAATAATCCGTGCTGGCTCTGGCGTGGATGACGATCCCTTGAGGTGGGACATGGGACACAAAATAAAAAGTTGTAGCTACAAAAACACCGCGGCGCGCAATGCCCGTGCCTTACAAAAGTCTCAGGAAGGACCCATTTTTTGTAGGGTGGTATTTGAAAACATTTTTTTACATGGCATCACGATGAATCACCCCCTATCATTGTCACGATTAATGCAAGGGGATAATGATGAAAAAAACTCGTTTGATTAACGCGGCGTTGGCTGCTGTTTTACTTACTTCTTTTGTTGCACACGCTCAATGGCTCACCAAAGTAGATGACGACCTGTTTACCGGTGGGAAAAAAGCTTTGATGATCGGTGATTTATCATCCTCAGATTCTGGTCTGATTTTTGACTGCACCAAAAATAAGTTATCAGTTGCATACGTAGAGACAGACAAATCGACTGACTCCGTTCCTGCTGTCGCAATGGATTTGATCATCAAAATTGATGGCAACCCAGCCAATAAGCTTGAAGCCTCTCTATCACGCAGAAATGCCCAAGCCGTTGAAGTAGGAGCTGATGACGCAGAAAAAATAACTGCAGTTCTTAAGCAGTTACAAAACGCCAAGTCTAAAATTTTGGTTGGTATACAGACTCAAGACGGAGGTAATCAATCCTCGTTCTCGGGCAATGCATCCGGTTCTACCACTGCGACAAATAGTTTTATAAAAGCCTGTGAGATATCTCTGTAACTCACATATCAGCATGGGGCATCACTGCCCCTTACTTAGCTGTCCTGATAGCCTCAGCAACCGCTTTGCTAAGAGCCGCCGGCATCAACGCTTCCGCCATCGCCTTTGAGCGGTCCATGTATCCCAGTACTGGCGTTACGGGCAACGCATCACCAAACCTGACCAGCAGCTTAGGGGAGCGCTGTTTCGACTTCGGTCTTCGCGTACCGTTCGCAGAGCGTTTTGCCCGTTTCTTTTTCGCCTTCTTCGGCTTCCGGCGTTGCCAGACAGCATCAACGCCATTCACCTCACCGACGAACACATTCGGCGACGCTTTCATCTGCGAAAGCTTATTGCGTGTCATGTTGCCGTATTTGTTCAGCTTGATGTTCTTCGGGTTGAGCAGCGCCTGACTGTTCAGCTTATGCTCGCCGCCAAACTCGAATGGCTCCAGATACTCAGCGGCGATATCACGCACATAAACTTTTGCACTGAGGTTGTTCTTTCTGGCCCCCGATGAGCCCACAGCATTAACCGTGAACGGCGTCGGCGATTCCAGCCTTCGACCCAGTGCGATTTTTTGCGCTGCGGCAATTTCCCGTACGACAGCTGTCATAGCCTGAGCGGTGGCAAAGGGGATTTGTTTCTGTAACTGAGTTAACTGGCGGGAAAGATCTTTCAGAGTTGCCATGATCACCGCCATTAGTTAAGCCATTAAAAAAGCCACCCGGAGGTGGCCTTTGTGATGACATTAAATAGCCCGACAGGGCGCGTTTACCATAGATATTTTAGTCAAAAACACCGTTGATTACTGAAGTAACGATAGCCGTACTTAATGCGACTAATACCAAATCATCACCAACTGCTCGCCATTCATAACCAGGATAATATGGCAGGTCGTTGATCATCGATGCTGGAAGCGTTTTCTTTGCAATCCCCGGAGGTAACGGCTTGCCACGCACTAAGTTCTTAGCAATCCCCGGCGGCAAAGCCTGATAACCAACCAACCCGTAGTTCACCGCCAAAGAACGTGCTCGAGAGAAGCTGATGTCTGAGTCTACATGGTCTGGCTTACCGTAATTTTTACGATTTCCATGTTCATCACCTGACTTACCGTTCCCCTGAGCTTTGTCCCCGTGGTCTCCGCTATTCCCGTGGTTGCCACTATTGCCATGATTGCCACCGCCGCCGCTGTTACCATGCCCACCTCCGCCATTACCATTACCTGGGTTTGCGTAAACAGGAGCAGCAAGCACAGCAAGTGAAATAACCGCCGCCAGTGCAGTTTTGAGAGTGCGACGTTTAGACATGATAATTGTTCCTTTAGGTTAACTTGACGCCTTAAACATAAGACAAAGCAATACCCTTAACAATCTCATGTTTTCTTATTTTTGGAATGGCTCCTGTATGGCCAATAAAAAAGCCGCATCAGCGACCTTGGTCTTTGTTTATTTATTCGAAACCTTACTGGCTCAGTCACGTATAGAACCAGCCCAATACACCAATAGCCATTGCAAGCACTATGAAAATAATTGAAGTTTTACGCATTAACACACCGTAAAAAGCTAAAGACATTGCGATACACAAAGTTATCAACACTGGCCACATGCTGAGTAGAAGTAAGAAATATGCCTCGATATCACTGTGAATAGTCATTTTTTTGCGAAAATCCGTAAATTTGACCTTCCATGGTCCTAAACTTCATCGCATGAGATCATGTGACGGCCCCTGATGTTGTTTGGACATTATCACAGTCACTCAGTGAAAACCGTTAAAAATCCGTTGGATGGTTTACTTACAATTTAGCTGGTGCAGCGTTTCGGTAATAGCTTTTTCCTAACGAAATTAGCTTTAGTCATTTGTTGCCATATCCCTCGCACAAAAAGCAAGTAACCACAGGGCAAGGAAGGTTATAAAGTGAGCTATCCCCTGTCCTATAGTGTATGGTTAGCAATCACTCACTAAGGATAAACTCCATGTCGACGCTCAAAGACAAGATACGTACACTCAGACCTTTAAAAAGCACCTGCCCTCACTGCTCTCGCCAGTCAACATACACACTATCGAGAATAAAAAATGATGTAACGTTAATCTGTCCCTACTGCGGAAACATTTTCCTTCCCTCTGAAAGTAAACCTATTAAGTAACTGATTAACTGTTCTCCTGAAGCTTGATCGGCACTTAGGCTTAAGTTCAGGTAAACGAAACTACTGTCCACTTTCAAGATTTAAACCGGCACTCTCTATACGTTGTGGAGAACATTATCGAGCCAACTCGCAAGGTGGCTCTGTAATGCCCTACTCAGCCGGGATGATATCGATGAAATACTCTTTACCCTGCTCAAACTGTTCTGCTGCTGCAGGGTTAGAGATGACCATTTGAAGTTGACCGCTGGGGGTATACTTCGACCAGGTTTCGTTCTCCGTGCTGCCAGTCGTTACCGCGATAAGGTGGACGACAGCAGTAGAATTATCCGGCGATTTATTGATGCTGTTACATTGAAATTTTGCACGTACGGTCATTGGAACTCCTCGGTTAGTAAAAAGCCCCGCTATTGCGAGGCGATTCTTGTAGCGGCTCTTATCTCAGCGCAGCCCCTTACTGCGTGCTGGATACTCAGTTGAGTGGGCCAGCGTTGAGATATTTGACCTAACTGCTAGCCAGGCCGGCTTCTCCGGTAGTCGACAGAGCCATATCGACAGGAGAATGAAGAGTATGAGCATGGCTACCTCAGACACTGCGTACGGACAACCGCCAGAACATCTCAAATAAACATTGACACAAATCACATTAATACAATAAGTAGTAGGAGTTACCTTAAGCCATACAGGAGTAATCCAATGACTGACACAATCCTGCTGGGAGTTTCGGTGGTGCTTTTGGTGTTTGCTGCATACTCTCTTATTACTTATGTGCGTGGTAGACGTCGGCAACATTCAGCCTTTAGTAAGAAAAAGTGGTAAGAATCGGTGACGAATAGCTAGTCGCCTCGGAAAGTGGCTCTGTAATGCCCTACTTCAGGCACTGCGTGCGGATGTAGTCCTGCAGATAGCTCACTTGTCTTGTGATGGTGACGATTCGCTCTCTGAGGGTGAAATAATCCCGTTCAGCGGAGTCTGTAAGTCGGGGGCCGGAAGCATCGCCCACGCCGCCGGTTGCGGTCGCTCCGTTCGCGGGACATTTTGCGTTGATGCGCAACCCACACTTGCCAGAGCTAACGCAACGCTGCAGATCATCAAGCTGAGATTTCGCATCGGCTAATTCCTTCGTGTACTTCGCATCCAGCGCAGCGACATCACGCTGGCGGGTTTGCATGTCGGTGATGGTGTCGTTAGCCAGGTTTAGTTTTTGCTCGGCGCCATCGGCTCGCTGTTTTTCCTGCTCGGATTTGCCTTTGTAGTGGCTGGCAGCGATAGCAAGCGCTGCAATCAGCAGGACGACGAGCGCCGGCAGCCAGAATTTTTTCACCAGCGCCATAATGGCCTCGACAATCATTGCGGCTTACTCTGACTAACCAGGCGGCCCACAACACCACAGGCAGCAATCACCGCTGTAATGGCGCCCATCGTACCCGGTGGAATTGAGGCTTTAAGGTCCGGCGGCAGTTCTGCCCACACTGTAGGGATTACCCCGGCCAGCACCAGCGCATGCATGGAGAACCAGCGCCAGGCGCTTTTCCAGTCATCAACGAGTTTCATGATTTAACTTCCGCCACGTAGCCGCCAGCGGCTTTGAATTTGGCAATGAGGTTATCGGCTTTATGTTCAAACTGCCCGTAACCGGCGCCCGGGAGCGACGCCCAGATATTGCTGCAGCGATCGATAGCCTGCCGGATGTTCCCGCTGTCGATAAGCGGGATAGCGCCACGCTCTTTAATCTGCTGAAGAGCAACCTGGTCCTGCGACGCCGGAGAGAAGTCTTTCAGCCTAAGCTGTTTACGGTACGCATCCCACCATCTGGCCAGCAGCTGATACCGCCCGGCTGCCGTGGATTTAAGTTTTGGGTTTAACGTGATCAGCTTGCGGGGATGGTCGGAGTAATTGCTAAACAACGAGCCGCCGACAATTACGTCATACCCGCGGTTCTTTGTCGGCTGGCCGGCTTTGTCTGTACCTTCAGACCAGGCGAGCATGTCCAGAAACGCTTTACGCTGCTTATTAATTTCCAGCATTTTTTAACCCCGTCAGCCGCTCCCAGAAATACGTCAGCGCAACGGAACCCATCGCACCACTTATCCCCGATGTCGCGAGTATCATGTAGATGCTTAATCCGCTTTCAATGCTCACCAGGCCAGCGATAACGCCGGTAAACCCTGAAACCACCATTTGGGCAAGAGCATTGATCAAGCTCCATGTTGCCTTGCTCTGCTTTACATCAATCAGGTAGCGGACAAGTCCACCCCAGCAAGCAATGATCAGCAGAACCAGCCAGGACATCCCGGCAATGCTCTCTTTGTCTTGCATACGTTTAGCCATAGTTACCGCCTCCGATGAAAGATCAGGAAGCTGTGTGAAGAGGGAAAGGCCGCCAGATGGATTTACGACAACACACAGAGTGAGTGACGTTCTGGCGGCACAAATAAAAAACCCGCTCAAGGCGGGAAGATGTAATGAGGGTCGAACAATGTCGGCTTTATTGCCGTAATGGTCCCTGGTAGCGGGATTGGGTGTGGCGGCCGGTGCTGAGCTCCGACATAACTACCGTTTCAATGAGTAGTTGTTGCACGCGCATCAGCCTGCGCATTCACCACAAAAGTAACATTTTCTATTTGTCGAAATCCTAGCCTTATGCGACTTTGAGTTGTCGAGATTCAAGTAACGCAATCAACAAGGAGATCAAGCAGTGGAAAATTTCATCAACGCAATTCAAACATCTATCGAGGGTAAAAATTGGTACTCGGTACTATTTATTTCACTAACCCTTCCAGACATTTGCGGAAAAATAGATACCCCTTCAAGTAATAGTTCTAAAACCAGAACCATAGAATGGTGTGATAAATATTTAACCCCGCTATACACTGTTCACAGTGGTAGTGCTCGAGAAGAACGTATTCTCTTGGGTGGCGCTGACTTTTACGCGCTCCGTTGTGCATATTTGCATGAGGGTAGTGACGACATAACTACGCAAAAAGCAAGGCAACACCTTGATAATTTTAGGTTCATCCAGCCACTAACTGACGGGATATGTATCCATAACAACAAAAGCTATAACACGTTGCAACTTCAGGTTGATGAGTTCGGGAAGGACATAATAAAAGCAGTGCATAACTGGCTTGACGATATTAAAGACGACCCAGCGAAAAAAGCAGAGGTTGACTCTCTGCTTAGTATTGAAATGATTGATCCCTCGAAAGGGTTTTCTTTGTAGGCCGCTTACCCCCCTCCCACCAAACCGATACATGGGGGACTACGCGACCATAAGGTTTCTGCTTTAAGCGTCATCAGGCGCAGGGGGTATCCGCTTGGGCATCTACTTAGTAGGCGATGATGCCGTAAGACTTGTAATTAAATCCCCAGCGGTTACTGAGTCTTGTTGGTTTTCATTGTTGCTATACGACGATGTGACAGGGGCACTGATGCAATGCATCTCGCGAATACCCCTGTCGTATCGCCGGAAAGAAAAAACCCCGCGCTGGCGGGGTTCTCGTTATGTTCAAATTGTCGCTTTTTAACGCTGCCGAGTGGCGCAGCTCTGCCAAGCATGAATAAATTATCTAAACTTCTGGGTGAAATTCAAGTTATTTTTCCAAAAAAAATCACGGTTAGATAGTTCTTGCAGCCAGAAAGACCTTTGACCTGAATATCTGAAGACACCATTTAACACGCTCCCTTGCCTGTTCTGACGTTAGCCACGGGGCTAACCGCTGCAGCTCTCTGGTGATATCGGATATTTTTTTTCTGGTGGTGTAGTAGCTCACGCCAACAACGTAGACAGGATCGCTTAAATCAAATGCCTTGAGTACGCATTGCTCAACAAAATCGACATCATCATCACGGATAGCGGTATCTATTACACTACTGGTAGCCTTAGGCCATAGAATTGCGTGAGCCCTGTTTAATGCCTGTTGCCCACTAAACCCCTCTCCTCTTGCCTGCTCAATGGCGACAGTAAAACGCTCCAGCGCTTTATCTGACCAGCGCATTCCCTTCTGCATCCTCCAGCAGGAATGGCTGGTTGGCTTCCTGGGGGCTGCCCCACCGCAGACACTTTCTCCCCAAATGGTAAGCAGCGATTTAATCCAGGCGGACTGAATGCCAGTCAACAATTCAGGTCGCCCCAGGTATCGTTTATGGACGGCCGCCGCCACCTCTGACAGGGCACCATTGTGTTTACGACGCTGTTGTGGGGTCATGCGTTTTCTCCTTTGCCAGTAGCAAACTGCGCCAGTGTCAGAAATGCGCGGCCCTTTGCTTCGATGTCTGTTCGATTGATGTAACTAAAGCGCTCTCCTCGCCAGGCCTTATCAAATACGGCAATAGCACCTGCGAAAAATGCACTAGTCGCCTTTTGTTTTTCATCCGCAGGCTTAAACCAGACAGGCAGATCGAAACCAATTCGCCTACGGATAAAGCAGACATGATCCGCATCTTCCGGCCACCATGTTTCACTCGTTGCTGATTTAACCAGGAATACGTAGCGCCCGCCCTTCTCACGTTGCACAGCCGCGTAATTCATGATGTGAGTCATGCCAGTGATGGCTTGCTTTTCGTGATATTGAGAGCGGCTATATGGAGGGTTTCCGAAGGCCGCACCGCCAAGTTCATCCAGGCGGCCAGACCAGTCTTGCACCAGCGCATTGTCTTCAGCGGTATACCAGGCGGGGCATTTTGCGTTGCTGTCGTCGGCGAACAGGTCCAGAACCAACGGACCGAACATAGCATTAATGCCCCAAAACAGCGGATCCGGGGTGCGCCATTGGTCGCCAACCTCTTTTAATTTATGAGATGCCGCTACGCGCTGAGCAGCAAGGGATTCGCAGTAAGGGTTAGTCATGCGCTGGTTCCCCCTATCTCTTGGAGAACCTGGTTAAGCAACTCAGCCTCGGTACCGAATTTTTCTTCCCATGACTTACGCCCAGCATGAATGGCAACGCCGTAGCCACCGGTGCGGTGATGGGCATGGCACAGAGGAATTACATGGAAGTTATTAGCGCGGACAGAAAGGCCCGTACCAGAACTACAGTGATGGATTTCTGCCGGTGATTCACCGTAGTCAAGATTTCGGCAAACTATGCAACCAAGCGCGGCCACACGGCTAAGATGGAGCTTTTCAGCTTTGTTTTTTGATTTGCTCATATCGCACCACCTGGGCACGACAGACAAACAGAAACACCGCGCACAAAGGCACGGCGTAGAATGGCGTTACTGCGTTTTTGCGTCATCACTTTACTCCGGTGATGGCGCGATAGGTTCGTTCGGTGTTCAGCCGAGATGACTAGTATAAATCACTTTTTCTTCTTCCGGAAGAATACTTTACACTCCTCGTGAGATTCCTCAGTAGTTACAATTTTACCCTTTTCAATTGGGGTAACGACATAAACGCCACCAGGAAGGTGATCGACGACATAGCTGCCCAGGATGCAAATTGCTTCATTCATTTCTTTCTGATTCATTAGTCAGCACCTTATGAGTATTCCATAAATCGTAGGTTTTGCTTTTCCTGTACAGGGATGGATAAAAATGAACTCGCGACGTCCTGGAATACAATGACATATTTAGATCGTCCATCAAGACCCTATTTTCACGGGCAAAAGAGAATAACAATGAAAACACAAATAACAACAAATTCAATGCATTACAAAAATACACAGATTCTAAAAAAGTCATTCATATTCTTTCTTTGGCGCAACCCCCTATTTAAATAAATTAAAAGAGCCAAGCAAATTTCAGAGTTTAATTAATTGCAGATCAAATGAGATAGCAGAAAAAACTACCGCAGCAAAGAATGCACATTTTGTGTAGCGTGCAACCCCCTATTTTCCAGGCAAGAAAAAGAAAACCCGCAAAAGCGGGCTTAAGGTGATGGGCTAATAATCACTGAAGTAACTTGGGTTCGACCTTGCTGTGAGTGTTTTTGGGGGAGGCGGTTATAAGAGGTGGAATTAAAACCTCGCCGAAGTGGACCCTTAAGAATAACTCAGAACTCAATCAACTGAGCAGGTCGGGAATTTAATATCCAACTTTCCTGATGAATATAGTGCAAATCAAGCTGATTAGTATAGATCTCGTATTTAGCCTTGCAATCCAATCCATTCTGAGTGTTTGTACCCACATCTCCTGTATCAGTATCAGCAATCTCCTTTAGCCTTTTATATTCATGATGTGCATCAACAATTTTCATAAACCCGCTAGTCTTATATGCTTTATTATAATAGTTAGAATACATGCCGGCATGTTTGTAAGAATCCATAATTGTATACGCCCCATCCCCATCGACATCAAATGGCGAAGACATCCACTTAAAGACGTGAAGCAAAAAAACGTTGGCATACCACGGGAATTCCATTGCAATAAATTGCTCAGTTGTACTTAAACTTAGACTCTCATGCAAATTCGTCGCACCAGCAATAATAATTTCTGGTCCCTGCCCTCTCCCCTTCCCAGCATTAACATAGTTGAATGTTCCTGCGTAACATTGCCCTAAATAAATGATAGCCTTATCCAGGTTAGGCGCATTCTTCAATGCATTCAACAATTGACTTGGGGTAATTGGCTGAGGCCCATCCATACCTTTTGGACCACCATGACCTGAGACGAACATGACCAAATTGGCGTAATCATTAAACATCAAATCTGAAAAAAAATCAGAACTAGGGCGTGCTATAAAAGGGTGAGCGGATGCCAATCCAAAAAAACCATTATAATTCTGACTCGGACTATCAATATAAATAAATATATCATTTGGGGATATCCCAGCTCTTTCGAGACAAAATACACCGTATACCAGATCCATCACATGACGCTGGTCAGCAACAGGTTGTGAGCATGGTAAAAAAAGCACCCATTTAGTACGTTCAGTTCTGAGGCTCATAAAATCCCTTTTCTCCTAGTTACCAATAGTAAATCTAACGAGCTAATTGGTAGGAAGTATTGCTGAGTGATTCTGGTTTCGGAAGATCAGAAAAGTAGAATACTTCAGTCATATCTAATGGTTCGCTTATCGGTGAAGAAGGCATAACCTTTCCCGTTTCACTCAAAGCGAAAATCTCTTTGCCTGCACGCAAAAAAAACATCACCCCACAGGTCTTAGTATTTGATTTAAAGAGCGTCCATTGCCCAAGATTCACACACTCTTTGACGGAATCAGAGGTATCGGGCAGTGAAGATGACTGTAACCCTGTGAATTTCATATAGTATTCCTTAATAGACCGAACGCCGTTTGTCAATGTGTTTATTTTAGCTGACGTAATATCATACATCCACTCGCATTGCACCAAATAACATCATCCAACAATGTTTTGTTGCGGTCTTTTGTATTCCAAAAGAAAAACCCACATATGCAGGTTGCACAGGGGATCACTCAGGAGGCTTAGCCACTACCTTGCTATGAATCTCCCACAGGCAGATTCCACAGCTCCCACAGAAGTTAGCCAGGTAGTCCAGCCCGGACCACTCCCTTACTCCGCCCCGAGCAGCTTCTACGTACACACCAATTTCTTTATCACGCCATAGGCCGAACAATCGCCAACCACCGCTATCGGCATTTCTGACCGCAACTATGCGAGTCAGGACGCCAGTCTGATACAGCTCAGTGAAGGCGGGCTTCTTTCTGGTTATCATTCGCATAAATACAAACCTTGGATTTGTTGAAAACAAATAGCGAGTTTGAGTTTTACGGCTTCACCTCCTGCAGGGCGGCTCGGCAAGTTTTCTCTGTCCACTTCAGATACTTTCCTTTCACCCCGGCATCCAAGCCGCCACAATCGACAAGGTTCTCAACCAGTTCGCTAGCCAGTTTTTTGAAATTGGGTACTACCGGCGCTGGCTGCGCGTGGCGATAGAGCGGGAAAGCACCTTTCACATTCTTACTGCACTGGTCGATGATGTCCTCGTCATCCGGGTCAAATCTACTGAAGTAGCCAACCGGCTCGCTGTCCATTGCGGACTTGCGGCGTTCCTGTAGCTCACGCAGCGCTGAAATCATATCTGCATATTCTTCCGCTGCACCTGTATAGCCGTGCCCCTGGCATCCAGTGAAGCTTTTCTCCATTTCAGAAAGAAGTGCGGACAATTTGTCGTCTGTTATGGTTAATGTGCTGGTCATTGATTAGCTACCTTAGCTCGGCATTCTTGCAGCTCTATCACTATGGAGAGCATTCTTTCCCACCATTCCTCATCGACAGCTGGACTACGCAGTGCCAGCATTCGTTCAGCGTCCTTTGTCATTTTTCCAAGGGCAAGATTTGATATCGGGCTATTCATGCAGCATCCTCCCCTAACACCCAGCGCAGAGCTTCGGCATAATCGCCACTGGCACCATCCAGAGCCTTAATGATTTCTTTGCGGGTTCTAAGGCGTGGTTTTGTTTCGCCCAGCACCTGGCGCTGACGACGTGATTTTTCGTGACCAGTGGTGCCAGCCGTCGCCGCTTCGATTTCCGCTACCTTTTCCCTCTGCTCATCTGGTGTGAGAGATGTAAGCTGGCGAGCCTGAGTTACGGTTATGGCACCTTGTTCCACTGCATCTCTAACAGCCTGGGTTGCATCCAGCAAAGACAGTGTTGCGCGTACGGTTTGGATGCTGACCCCGAACATCAGCGCCAGGTCCTCTTCATCGTGACCACGATCCAGTGCATCGGCCATCTTCTTAGCTCGGCCCAACGGCGTATCGGCCTGGCGGATTTCGTTAGCTGAAACCATCGCTTGAGCCATGCGAACAGCTGAACCGCGTTTAGTCACCGCCGGGACTAGTAGTGGGGCTTTACCCTCTTTTGCCAGAAGCTTGTTTGCTTCCAGTGTATGGCGCACTCGCTGGCGACCATCGACGACGCAGGATTTACCAGTCTCAGGGTCTTTCCAGACGATGATCGGTTCAAGAACACCCTGATCCATGATGTTCAGCACCATCGCCTCGTTAATCGGCAGATGGATACGCTCGTCGTAAAGCGGGTGGGTTTTATCGGTAACCAAGTGCAGGTTTTTCGGTTCGAACATCAGAACGTTCGTTTTGCCGCTGGCGCCGTATGCGTCGATTGAGTTCTTAGCCATTTTTAACCTCGTTGTTATTCACCGCCGCCACCCATTGATCTTCCAGAATGTGTTTGGCTTTATTCTTTCCACCAGCCCAGTAGCTGTACTGGACGCGATAATGTTCATTCGGGCACTTCAGGGATCCAGAGCAAGAACCGAACGTGTAATTCTTCCAGTGAAACTCCGGGGGAAGCCCACAATCAGGGCATACAGGTAATTTCACTGAGCCACCCCGCGACATTCTCTCAGCAGGTTTTCAAACATCATCCGCAAACGGTTTGCGCAACCAAACGGCATGTCGTTAAAACGCCAGGTGATTACGCCATCACGTAGCCCGCTCTGGACGATTTGAGCGCCACCATGCAACTGCCGCAGTTGACCGTTCACTGACGCCATGCCGCGACCAAGAGCATTGGCGATCTGACGCGCTGTTAAATCCGGGTTGGTTTTGAGAAATTCGAGCGCTGTGATTTCACTGCGGTATTTTGTTTTCTGTGATTTTTTCGTTTTCATGAAGAGTCCTCAGCCCCGAAAACCTTTCGGGATGTTGGTATCCAGTTTCCCGCTCACGCCAAATGATCCACCGCCCGTTGCCAGATTTACCGGGCACAGCTTCAGCGCCAACTCTTGCCATTTGCTGCGTAGTGTTTTCATGGACTGAACTTTCGGGCACCAGAACTGATCGCGCTGAATGCGCTCAATCATGGTGCGGATTTGGTCGTGGTTGCAGCCGTGCTCCTGGCGCAGCAAACGAATTTCGTTCGCCCAGGCGACAAAGTTTGGTTCTCTCGGTTTTGCCAGAGAGCCGTCAAATTCAGCGGCGCGTTCGTACATTTCGATGATGGTCGACCAGAACCACATCGCCAGATCGAAGTCATCTTCGGTCGAAAGGATGCTGTCTTCAGTAGCGTCAGGGAGGTTATTTTCCCGACCTGATTCTGGGAAGTTATCCACAGGAGAAATCTCTCCCGCGTGGTTTTTATGATCTGTATGTAGTGATCTGTTTTTAAGATCTGTATAGAGATAGGATTCGGCTTGAGAGCCGTTTCCAGGATTCGGCTCTTGGGCCGTTTCCATTCGGCTCTTGGGACGAATGCATTCGGCTTGAGAGCCGTTTCCATTAGTTTCAATTACTTGCTTCGATTCGGCTCTTAAGCCATATCCATTCGGCTCTTGAGCCGTTTCCAATACTTTCAATGGCTTATTGGAATTAGCCCCTTGCGGGAATATTCTGGCAATTAACTCATCCTGATCGACCCGATAATGCTTCTTCGGTGTGCCGTTTACCTGCCTGAGTTCTTCCTCAATTACCCCCGACAGGTACCCCTCTGTAATCTTGAACATAGCCTTCCGGACCACGTCGCCATCTTTGGCGCGAATCTCTTTCGCCAGTGCTGCGTGCTCTTTGTAAAACCAACCATCGTCCAGGCTTGATTTACCCGACCAGAACACCAGCTGATTTAAAATCGCCGCCAGCAAATGCTGTTGCCTGTCCCCAGCAAAGAAATCCAGATACGGTCCGGGGATCGTGATGCAGTTCCCCTGCCCCGACATGGCCTGAACAATGTCAAAGACCTGATTGTTCATACCGAAACCTCATTGTGTAACCGTAAAAATTCACGTAACCCCATCCAGCAAGCAGTCCCGCATGCCTTCCGGTATGAAACGTCTTTCTCAGTCGCGATGATGACTGTCACCATGTAGCCCCTGCGTCCGTGCTTAAACCGCGCCCCAGGCTTCAGGATGCTATTTGATGGCCGGTCGGCCGGCACATGTGCCGGGTACGCCTTTTTGAGGCGAGCGATAAGCTCAGCAGCAGATGGGTTACACATAGTCACCTCCGGATCAGTGGTATTTCGTTACTTCAACAGCACCGGGTTGATACGCCTTGCTGTAAACGGCTTCGATTGCATCGTCATGTGCGTCAATAGCCGTTCCGATAGCGTACTGAGCAGCAAGCAGCGCACGACGCTCAATGGTGTCGTAGATGCTCAGTCGGTGGCGGATTTCACGCGGGAGAACGCGCAAAATTGCCGGGAGAAGGAGCCGGATTTTTTCACGCTGCAGTTCGGTCTCCCCCTTAAGCCAGCGGTGGAAAATGTTCTGCTGATTGCTCCAGGTTTTCCCGGGTACCAGGCGCAACTGATTACCGCCAATTCGCACGTACTCTTCGGCGATCGCATTTGCGGCGAAAGCCTGACCAACTTCAGCGGCCCAAGCCAGCAAGGCCATTTCTACGTGCTCGTGTTTGATTTCCATCAATCAGACTCCTTCTGTCGCTTGGTGATAATTTCTTCCGTAAGCCCGCTGATGGGCGTTGGGTGAAGATCCGGACGAAGTTCGTGGGGAGTGACAACCCACCCGCCCATCCGACAAAGGGGAATCACACGGTCGCTAGGTACGCTATTGCGGCTAATCCAATTTGCTACCGATTGGCTAGATTTAAAGTTGAACATCCGAGCGACGCAGGAAACATTCCCAATCGCTCTGACGGCCTTCTCCGTGATGTTTTTGTATTGTGTAAGCATTCTTACCTCCTGTGAGTTGGTAAGTAGAGAATACTACACAAAGTAGAGAATGCAACTACTTAAAATAGAAATGACTAAAAAGACGAGCTGCCGTAATCTTCTACCCATGGTAGAAAAATCAAATAAACACCAAGACTTCGCAGCTCGACTTAACCTTGCGATGAGTAAAAAGAACTTGTCGGTTAAACAGTTAAGTCTTGCTGGACAGGTCACATATGAAATGGCTAGGCGTTATACGCTGGGCACAGCAAAGCCACGCGATGAAAAACTGATAAGAATCGCGGAATGGCTTAACGTTCCACCGGCCTGGCTAGACTATGGGGCCTTAGAAAACAGCGAAGAGACCGGCGACGATTCGGAATCCGCTCCACGCATACCACTTAGTGATACAGACGAAGCCGAGTTCTCAAATTTGAGTGATGATGAAAAGAGGCTCGTTAGAGTTTTTCGCAAGTTCCCAGATGTAGAAGCCAATAACATGCTACTGGCGTTTGAGGTTCGCTATAAGAAACTCCTTGAGTTTTATAGCGAGTATGCAGACCCCGATAAAAAATAATTTAATTCCCCCACCAGAAGCCCAGCATTGCTGGGTTTTTTTGTATCTTCGCTCACTAAAAACAACCTAAAGTAGAGATTAATTTCTACTTTAGGTGTTGACCAATCTACTTTGTGTAGTATTCTCTGCTTATCGACACAACGGTGCGATAGGTTAAACGTTCGGTTGGCCGCCATAAGGCTAAGAACCAACAGGCTTTGCAATGCGGTGAATGCGGCTATGCGCACGCGGTTCAGTTAAAGCGGTACAACAACGGTCATTCATGTTGTGGGGAAAAAGCAGGCCGATACCAGTTGTTAACTGGCTGGTATCACCGGGAGGCACCCGGCACTGCATTGCAAAGTCTGTTCGGTACTCAATATCACATGAGGGTAATGGGATGATTAGAGAAGAAGACAAGCCGGCATGGAACCTGTTCTGGGTTAAGGTCATCGCCTTATTGGCTGCGGTCGCCGTTCTCAGCTTTGCATGCTGGGGTGGCAAATGAGCCGAAACGGTATTCGTTCACTGGTTATCGTTCTGGCTGTCTGCCTTGTTGCCTGGTCAGCGACGATTATCAAAATTCTGCATGTTGCGGGGGTTTTCAATGGTTAGTGCAAACTTGCTGTCTGCTCAAAATAAGCTGGTTATCGCGCAGGCTGTAGGCGATAGCGTGATGTGGGCTCAGGCTATGGCGTCAATGAAGCACGAATATGATTCTGTAAAACAAACTGAAGATAGAATGATTTCAGGTCATATAAACCTTCTATCAAGCCTCAAAGTTGATGATGTAATTTGTAACTACGAAATATATGGTGACTTAACCATTATTGATGGTGATTTACTTCTGGCTCAGTCAAAAATCAATACTGATATTTTTTATTAATCATTAACACCAAATATTATTCATGCCTTAACTGGCAGGGATAAACTCAACCTAAATATGCCTGTTACATAAAAGGCAGGAGATAAAAAATGGAAGATTCAAAACTTCGTTGCTACGGCTGTGGCGGGTCCTTTGTACGTGAAGAATTACAATACCGCCCTTCCGGTAGAGGTGCATATCGCAAAGAAAAATACTTCTGCCCGACATGCAATGAGAAAGAGATAAAGAAAAACACTCTGACCTCGGCAGTATCATCATTCCGAAAATCATTACCAGCCAGACCTGGCTACATGAGCCATAAGCGCTGGTAGGTGAATGATGATAATAACATCTAACCGCATACCTCCGCACATTAATGAGAAGGCATCGAATATTCTGAATAATGTATGCCAGGGGCAAAATAAACCCATGCCGAATTAAGTGTGGAAACTTAAGTTTAAAGGTTGGACGGAAGTGGCGTTTATTGTCACAAGATGATGGCGGATGCTGGAAAGTAATGAGTCACGAAAAATACAACCAACTTAAAGACAGGAAACAGAAATAATGAAAATCGAATTTAACGATCAGGGAACTGTTTCAACAGTCACTGTGACCAGCTCGGTTTTTGAGTTCAGACGACACAACCGGGTGATTGATATTGCTTTGTTCCTTACTCCAGAGATGGCCAGTAGAAGCAGCGGTTTCTTCATTATGCGAACAATCCTGAGCGGGAAAACAAAACACGCTCTTCGAGCCTATAACCACCTGATCAGAGAGGCCATACGATGAGCATTATCAAAGGCCAGTTGATCAGCAGCCAGCGATACCTGGACAGAGCGAAAGTAACCGACAGAGCACTGCGATTTAAGCGGTTCGTTGTGGCCGTCTATCCCATAATGCTGCGCGGTGTTCAGTACACCATCCTGATGGACGGGCATCACAACTACGCAGCGGCAAAACTGGCAGGCGTAGAGCCGGATTTCCGCCCCATTACAAAGAAGGTAATGAAAGTCATTGGCGGAATGTCAGAGCGCGAGCGGGAAGCCCTTTTTATCAACAATATTACCGACAGCCATTATTACTATGTTGAATCCGGTGAAGTGGTTCAGGAACTTCTACTGCCGGATACATCGTGCAAGTTCCAGGCTCACGCTGGCAATCAATGGATATTTGGGGGTGCGGCATGAGTTTCTTCGAAATTGATACCCGCTTTCTGATTGATACAGCATTTCATCGTCTGGAAATCATCCGTGATGATGGTCTGTATCGCCACCTGCGTATGAAGCAGCCGGGGACGATCTGTTACTACTATGACGTGATCACCTGGCCTGGATACTTAACTGTAACCGGTGACATGGGAACCTGGACCTTCAGTCGCACCGCGGACATGTTCGACTTTTTTGGTGCCTGGAAAGGTGGAATTAATACCCATTATTGGTCAGAAAAGTTGGAAGCTGGCGCGGGCTGTTCCGCCCGCGATTTACTAGCAAGAGAATACGACCACGACGCGTTTTGCAAAAGTCTGAAAGAGTCCCTGAGCGAATACCTGGAGGACGATGAAGGCGCTGCTCCAGAAGAGGATGAAGACTGGGACGACGATGACGATACACCGGATAGCGATAACGCAGTGGTGCGTGAAATCGTCCGTGACTTATGTCGGGCTGGGTTTAACAACGAATGGGAAGCCTACCAAGCTGTTTATGATGCCGATTGGCCAGCGGGCTGGAGCGCTTGGGATGTCTGCGAAGGTCTGACCTTTAAAACGTATACCAGTCACTTCCGGTGGATTCTATTCGCTATCACTTGGGTAATCAGCAAATACCACAACGCGAAGCTTGTCGATAAAGCTATGGCTACGTTTCTGGCCGTAAGTGGATCTGTAGCATAACTAGCATGGCACGATCGTACACATTGAATGATTTCCAATAATCAACATTACGCCGGGATACTGATTATAGTTTCCCGGCCATGAGGTTATTTATGGCCGATATTGCTCAAGAAGATGAATGGGTAATGGAAAAAGGAATTGTAGCGAAGATGTATATGACTCCTCGGCAAATTAAATCCTACCGGGAAGGAAGGTGGGTAGAAGGCATTCATTACAAGAAGCACTCCCCTAACCCTCAAGCCACTGAAGGAAGGGCAATACTTCTCTACAACTATACAAAAATTAACAGGCTTGTTGGAGATGCGTGATGGATATGCCTGTTGGCGTGGAAGTTCATGGGAAAGGAATCAGAATTAGCTTTTTGTATCGCGGGGTGCGTTGCAGAGAGATTTTGAGGGGATGGGTGCCATCAAATAGCAATATCCGAAAAGCAGGTAATCTTCGTGCATTAATTGTCAGTGAAATACAGTCAGGGAATTTTAATTATGCCGAGCACTTCCCTGACTCTAAAGCCATACAGAAATTCACAACAACGCAAATGATCCGCACGTATGGAGAGCTGTGCGATACATACCTTAAAGCAAAGAAGCTTGAAGTATCCTTAGCGTCATATCGCGGTATAGCCTCCAGATTAGAAACCCTGAAGACCGTGGTCGGAAGCAATACCCATATTGCAGACATTCAGCATAGTGACCTTCTGAATTATCGAAATCAGCTACTGACCGGTGATTCAGTATCACCACACTCCCCCTGGCTTAATAAAACAGGACGGGCAGTATCCACTGTTAACGGGCTGATGAACACGCTAACGGAGATGCTTAAGCTGGCTCAACGCAGTAACTTCATCAGCCACACACCACATGAAGGTTTAAAAATGCTGAAGCGGTCGCGTAAAGAACCAGATCCGCTATTGCATGACGAATACTACGCCTTCATCAAAGCGCTGCCACCGCCTGCTGCTTTGTTATGGACAGTAGCAATCCACACGGGACTTCGTCACGGCGAACTGTCAGCGCTTGCATGGGAAGATATAGATCTCGAACGAGGAGAGATCCACGTTTGCAGAAACAAAACCAACGAAGGTCTATTCGTCCCACCTAAAACTGACGCAGGTAATCGTACTGTCACCCTATTACAGCCTGCAGTGGATGCACTTCGGCTTCAGTTTCAGAAAACGGGGGCGCTCCGCAAAACAGAAATCACGTTCAACCACCGGGAATATGGTTTAACTGAGCAGCAGAATTTACGGTTTGTCTTTATCCCAGACGCTCGTTCCCGGACAAAGGCCACTAGTTTCAGCAAGTCCTCCCTGGGCTACAGTTGGGACGCCGGTTTAAAGAAAGCCGGCATAAGAGCTCGCCGGCCTTATCAGTCGAGACATACATTCGCCTGCTGGTTGTTAACAGCCGGAGCGAACCCGTCATTCATTGCCAGCCAGCTCGGGCACGAAAATGCCAAGATGGTTTATGAGATTTACTCAAAATGGATCGGGGGGATGGATCGCAACCAGGTAGAGCTGCTGAACAGCACATTGCCAACCGCTTTGCCCCATGGGTGCCCCAAAGAAAAAATTAAGAAAATTAATTTCAATTAG